GGTTCCACCATTAACTCGTGATGTTATTTTAATTAATGTTTTATCGTCTCTCAAATTATCTGTATCTGCTATTTTATTTAAGCTGTTTTTATTCCAAAACCATATAGCACTCAAGCCTGCGTATTTATCGTCAGCTACTTGGTCAGGGTTCTCCATAATAGACGGTTCTTTAGCCCAATCGCTAAATGCTTTGTAATTATCTTTACCTGTTAATTGAATATAACCACGGCCTTTAAACTTCCAACCATCTTTACTTGCTTCATCGCCATTACCCATACGATTAGCATAAACCCTAGAAGCAATCTTCTCTGGTTGTCTATGGTATGCTTCAGCAGATGCAGGAGTGAAATATTTAGGGAATACCTTTAAAAGGCTGTCTTTGCTATAGTTTAAGTTTTCTAACTTAAATTTAAACCCACCAGACTCATGGGCAGCTTGTGATAAAAAGTGGGCAGCTCTCAATGGAGTATTAATCTCATGAGCAATCATATCATCTATAAGGGTTTGAGGCACAAGCCCTTTCAATTTATCAAACATTTTATCTAAATATGCTAATATAATACGTTAAAAGCCCCCTAGAAAGGAGGCTTTAACATATTGAGTTGGTGATACCTAATCGCCCCCTAAAAAGAGGGCTATAGGATTTACACAACACAACAACTATTTCTTAGGCATTGGTTTTTTAATACCAGCACCATCAACTAATCTAATTAATTCAGCATGAACTTCTTTACCTATTTTGCTACTTGTAACAAAGTTAGAGTAAGCTGAAATAGCTGTCTCATCTTCAGTAGAAACTAATTTAACAATTTCTCCTTTAGTATCAGACCATTTCAATCTGCTGTCTTCTTTAGATATAAATATTATCTTTTTATCTAATGCTAATGAACAATATGAATCAATATCAAATGTTTCATCTCCCATTCTATCTAAAAAATCAAATGGGTCTTCATGAGCAAAGTTCTCTATATTAAATCTAATTTCTTCTTCTGAATCTTCAATATCAAAACCTAAGATAGATGCATAACGAGGTAAATCTTTTGAGTCTAATGCCATTGCTTTTTTAACAGCTTCAAGACGTGATTTCATTTCATTACGAGCTTCTTTAGCTTCTGCTTCAAAATCTACTTTTTCTAATATTGCTTTAACTGTAGTATCTCTATTTGGGTTAGCTGCATTGAAAGATGCTAATTCTAAATACTGATACAATTCATCATCTTTTGAGTTACCAATAGTTAATACTAAAAATCCACCATTTTCTTGTGGTTTAACCCATTCTCTACGAATAGTTCTTGACTCTGGATTACCAAACATATCTAATCCACCAATCATACCAACTTCAACCCAATCAGATTTAATAGGGTCAAATGTTCTTGACATAGGAGGGATTAATAATGTAGCTTTATAAACTGGAATACCATCGTCAGAAAAAGGGTCTTCATAAGTCTCTAAAAAACGATAAGTAACTTTTGTTCCTCTTTGAGGAAGCTTTGGGAATAATTCTGGGCTAATGTCGTTATAAACGCCCATTTTTCTTAGTGCCATGTGTATTTGTTTTTGTGTGTGTAAAATTTGTTGTTATTAAAATAGGGGGTATTGCTACCCCCTTATCTTAATTTATTGATTATGCGATTGCATTACCAACTTGGATTTTAGCGAATTTGCTAGGAGCGAATACTTCTAATCCCATGTTAGATGTCCATGTAGTAACAATGTTCATCTCTTGGTTTGTAGGAGTAGGCGCAAGACCACCAGTCATGATTTCAGCAGTTTCAGAAGAACCTTGACCAGGAGTTGGTTGAGGTAAATATCTGTAACGGAAGTAATCAACCATTCCACCACCTACAGTTTTTACTTTACCCATTGGTAAGAAGTAAGCAGATGCTTGGATAGTAGAACCAGTATAGTTCATAACCTCTTGGTTAGATAATACTTTAAACGCTTTTAAGTTGAAAGTAAATCCACCATGCATGAATTTTTCAGCTTCTAAGTCAATTTCACGACCATTAACATTTAACATACCAGAGTTAATACCTGATTTGTAGAAACCATTGTTGCCACTAAAAGTACTAGGAGTAGGAGCAGCTTGGTTAGTATAGTTAGTAGTAATTGTTTGACCAGCACTTGGTAAGTTTTTCAAGAAGTCAGAGATAGTTGCAACAGTTGCATTAGAACCAGCAATCATATACTCAAATGGAGAACGGTTAGCAATTAATTGAGCTTCGATAGAAGTCAAGTCAGCTAAAGTAAATACATTTGCAGTAGCAGTATTACCTGTGATACCGTAGTTGCTGATATAGCTATCCATACCACGAGTAGTTTGGTAGTTGTAAGGACCATCTACAGTTACAGATGCATTAGCAAAAGTAGTAGCAGAAGCTTCACCTAACCACATAGCTAAAGAAATATCACCACGGTGTTTTTGTAAACCTTGGATCATTTCATAAGGTAAGATGTATGGTTTTCCGTTGATTTCAATTTCAACTTTAGACATATTTTGTACGTCTGTAATTTTCAACGCATTACGGAAAATTTGAGTTTGGTTACCCAATTTACCAACTAACCAACGACGTGCTTCTGGACCTGCAGAACCTTCTGGTTGAGCATTTGAGAAAGCAGATGCAGTTGAACCACTTGCTACAGCAAATGAAGCACCAGTTACAGAGCTAACAGTAATGTTTGTAGTGCTAGGAACTTTAGTGTCTACACGAACAACGCCATTAGCGCAACGTAATAAATCACCTACAACGATGAAATCATAAGAAGAACTATCTAAAACTAAAGTACCATTTGTAGCTGAAGAATATCCAGTTGTGATAGCAATAGGTTTGTATAATTTGTCATTAAAGAATGAAAAATATGTAGGTACACTTGTAGCTTCTTTTTTACCAGCCATCCACATAAAGTCTAACCACTCAGCGTCATCTTGCAAGTCAACTAATTGCTTGTAGATATCACGTTGGTCTAACAATGATGTAGATTGGATTAAAGATGCGGTATTAGTACCGTTATCAGAACCACCAGGGCGGTTATGAGATACATACGGCTTACTGGTAGCCGCGGTAGAGCCATTAAATTGTTGGCCGTTCCAGTTATTAGTATAAGACATTTTTTTTAGTTTTTAATTGTTATTTAATTTATTAATATCCGAAAGGCTTACCATCTATAGATTTAATAACAAATGAATTATTACTTTTTGGAGCAATATATCCGTCATCATTTCTAGTGTTTTTTAGTTCGTCAAACAATCTTTTTTCTCCTGCGCTTTTACCTGAGTTAATTAAAGCCCTTTCTACTGCTTGTGGGTTATTAGCATAAGCCCAAACCCTTTGCCATTTTGCTACATCGACTTGGCCATCGTCTTTCACAAATTTAGAAAAGAACTTTTGTTGGTCTAAGGTTTCGCCTAAGAAATCTGCACTTCTGTCGATTTCAAATCTTACTTTGTTCTCTTGGTCTCCAAATTCTACAAGTCTGCTCGTCTCGAATTGCTTGTACTCTTGGGTTTGAGTAAAGTAGTTTTTAAAATCTTCAACTTGTTTTTGTGCTTCCAATTGTTGAAGTTCTAATTTTTGTTTGAATTGTTCAACTTCATTAATTCTGGTAGGTGGTTGATACTCTGCTTGCTGTTGTTTTAACCCATCTCGGATTTCTTGTGCAGCTAGCTTCATCATTAACTTACCAGCTCTTGAGTCATCACTATTCAAATCACTGATGTTAAAGTCTTTCTGAAGTTTCATTTGGAATATCAAGTCTCTATCGTCATCGCTAAGATTCTTATATTGACTATCAATTTGCATACGAAGAATATCTGCATCATTTATTGCATCATAGTCCGTATGGGTTGTAATTAGGAACTCATCTAATGCGTCATTCTTGTAAGCTTCATATAGCTTCTTGAAATAAGCATCATTTTTAACTCCTAGTTTTTCAAATGGGTCATACTCTTCAGTTTGACTTGACGCTGCTGTTTCAGCAGTATCTTGTTTATAATTGTCAGGTACAAGTTTTAAAACACCATCATCTTGGGTTTGTTCAGCTTGAACCTGAGGTTTTTCTTGTACTTGTTCTTGTGGTTGTTCTTCTTCATAATACTCTTCTTGGTTGTCATAAAGACCACCTTCGTTAGTAATAGATTTGATTTTCCAACCAGAAGTTTGTTCTTGTACTTGTTCTTGTTGAACTGGTTGAGCTACTTCTTGAGGAGCTTGTGTTTCAACAGGAGCAGTTTGTTGAACTTCCTGCGCTACTTGTTGTTCTTGTACTTGGTTTTCCATATGTTGTTTTGTGTGTGTTGATAATATAATACGTTATTATTGAGCTTGTTGCAAATATTGTTCCATCATTCTTCTTTTCATATCATTTGGAGACTCTTCCATTTGTTGTTCTTGCCCACCTTCTTCCATTGGCATTTCTTGCTGTCCAGCCATTTGCTCTTGCATTTCTGGTCCCATTTGACCACCTTGCTGTTGCATTAATGCTTGTTCTTCTGAAGTAGGACCTTCTGCAAAGTTTACATTAGCTTGTTGTAAGTTTAATGGTTGTCCACCTGCTGTTTCTGGTGCAACCCTAGATTCTAATTCTGCAGGTACATCAATCTCGCCCATATTGTCCATCTTGTCATCTTGCATTAATTTAGTTTTATTGTCTCTAATATTTGCTGCATCTCTTTCTTTAGCTTGAACAAATGAAGACTCAACTCTACCAGTAGCTGCAATTCTTTCTCTTTCTAAATCAAACTGACCACGTAATTCAATTAACTTAGCTTCCATTTCTGCTTTAGCTTGTACTAATTGAATATCAATTTGTGCTTGCATTTGAGCAGTTTGTTGTTTAGCTTGTTCAGCAGCCATTGCAGATTGCTGTTGAATTTGACCATTTTGTTGTTGCATTTGCAACGCTTCTTGTTGTTTTCTTTCCATATTCTTACGCACTTTATATGCTAAGAATAATTCAGCTTGTTTAATGTTTGGTATGTTATTCAAACGTATAACATCGCTGATATCTAATTGACCTTGTTGTAAAGCAACTTTAATCAATTCATCTAATTTAGCTTTTTCTTCAGCTGTAGGTTTATCCACAATTGAAATACCAAATGTGTATCGTGTAATATCTGGAGATACTTTTAATAACTCAACAGTTCCTTTTCCTAATGAGTCTGCAATTGCAACTCCATCGGTTGTTCTTACAATATCTTGAACTCTTATAATAATAGCTTCAGATAATGATTGAGTAATTTGTTTATCAGAGTAAACAATATCACTTAATGCATTATTAGTTCCTGATGCTGCTAATTGAGCTACAGTAGTTAACAACTTAGGGTTAGGAGTAGAACCATCTGTTAATTCATTTAACCCAAGTGTTTGACGAATCATGTCAAGGTTTTGGTTAATTAAATTCCAGTATTCAGCTATAGCACCACCTGTACCACCTTGCAATTCAGTAATTGCTGGAGGATTTGGTCTTCCATCAAATGTAGTAGAACGACTTACTAATACCCCACGTTGTAAATACAAGTCAATGATATCAGATGGTTTCATTGTTTGTCCACCACCAGATAAACTAACTTCTTCTAATGCTGCAAGGTTAATATTAAAACCTTTAGGCACAGAAGTATTTAATTCATGTTGTAATCTATAGTAAGCTAATTGAATAGCATCAGCATATGGGATAATAGCTTCCATACGGCTGAATGTTTTCATATCAAAGAAATCACAAGCGTTTATGTGATAACTTGATTTAGCACGAGCCATATTAATTGGGTCGCGTTTAATATCGTATTGCTTTCCGTAGTCAAATATGATATCTGTACCAACAATCCATTTACATCTATAAACACCTTGAACTTGTTTTCTTTTGTATTTATCTTTTTTGTTATTATAGTCATCATATGAAGCTCTTCCAAATATAGTATTGCCTCTTCTGTCAACTCGTTCTTCACGAACTAACTCATCAGCAGATATAATTTCTAAATCTAAAACTTGTACTTTACCTCTATTCCAAAAATCAGAATAACTACCATAATAAGCATTACCTACAGGGGTAGATGGTCTCCATTGGTTAGTAGAAGCAAATTTGTAAATCATATCAATGTCTTCTTTGGTTAATTCACCATTAGACATTTGTATAACTTGCGCAACGGGTACTTCTAAAATTTCACCTGCATATCTTAAATCTCTAAAGTCAGGATAAGTACAATAGCTTAATATTAATCTTCTTGGGTCAACTCTTCTAAATCCTACTAAATCGCCATCTCTATAATCTTTATATGCAGACACCCCATAGTCAAACAAATCTTGTAATGTTTGTCTACGTTGGCTTTCGTAATCATTTTGAGAGAATGTTAATTCAACAGCTTGTTCTGCTTCCATAGCAGTTTTATGACGCAACCCAATCTCATATATTTTAATACCATCAATATCTTCTGGCTCTCCTTCTCCTGGCATAATATCAGTAGGCATAGCTACTTTATCTCCCATAACTTCTTTTTGGGCATCTCTCATTGTAGCTTTCATCTTCATTAGAGTTATTTTTTGCTCTAATTCAGTTTGTGCCAATGGATCAATTGGGTCTATTTGTACATCCCAGTTTTGCTTTTCTAATAACCCTAATGCAATTCTTCTAAACTTAGGTATAATAGGTAATACTGACCAATCAACTACTAATGTGTTATTTGTAGGGTCTTGGTCTGGTGTTAATACTTTTTTATATCGGTCAATCGTTTGAGAACCACGAGCATAAGTTTTAACCCATTCGTATTTGTCTCGACTTCTCCAACCTATTGAACCAAATGGAGTATCCCCATAAGCTGAATAAGCAGCTCTACAATACTGCAATAAAAAGGGTTTCTCGGTTTTTCTTTTTGGGTCAATATTTTCGTCAGGAAAATTTACACCGACACTTGATACTATTTCTGCCATCTCAGCAATTAAGTTTAATTTACATTAAATAATACGTTATAAATACTTCCCAAATAAGCGGTTAGTACCTTTTGATTTGTAAAAACTAAAGTAATCTTCTATCTTTTCAGTTTTAATTTCTTTTTTCTTAGGATTAAATTGTGGGTTATACATCATCATAAGCGCATACCCTACAGCCATAGCAACGTCATATTCAGTTGTATCGTCAGGGCTAAAACCTAACCAATCTTCTAATATCTGCTCATACCATATATTATCAATATTATCATTAATATATTGGTCCGTTAGTTCAGCTATGTATATATTGTTTGAAAGCGTAGCTGCAATACCTGGTTTATCTTTACCTGGCACTTTGAAACAAAAGTCAGTATATCCCCTTTTCTCAAAGTAATGGAGTATCCCTGGTTTGTTGTTTTCTATAAGTGCTTGACAACCATAGTAATGTAGAGCCATTAAACAATCTTCATAAAATACTTCTGGACTAGGGCGTGCAACATATAACAATACAGGTGCATTATCAGCATCGGTTTGTCTTAATGGATTAGACTTTTTCATTATACATAAAGCTCCATTAGACATTCTTGACTCGTGTCCTTTACTTACATTAACATGGTCATAAGGGTCAATACCTCCACAATACATATGTTTGTTTTGAGCAAAGGCTATATCTCCTTTTCTACTTACATTATTAACTTGGTCTGGGAATTCTATTATCTGAAACTTACCATTAGGGTTTTCATGGAAGGTAACTGTACCATCACGTTTCATGTCGTCCCATTGTAAGTTGCCAGTAACTACTTTCTTTTTAGCCCACTTCAATATATCTAACCTATCATTTAAAAGAATAGGATTAAATACGCAAGTTGATGCATCGGTTTGAAACGCTTCTTTTTCATCTAATGGTTCTTTTCTTTTTGCAGAAGATAAAGCTCTTGGGTCATTCTGTAATGCCTTTCTTTCTTCTAATATATCCATACGAGCTAACTCTTTGTTAGCGTTACCAAATTTATCTATATGGCGAGTTTCATCAGCAGGAGTAAAAAACTTATACATACCTGACTGGGTTCTTCTTCCTTCTTTTGTATTTTGGTCAGACCCTTTCCACATCTGTAGATAAGGCTTACCTCCAGCTTCCATTTCCTCTACTGTTGTAGTATGGAGAGACTTTCCTATAATACGCCCTTCATCGTCCATCAAACAATACTTAACTACATTCCATCTTCTATTGACATCTACAAGGGTTGTTTTACCTGCCTCATCGGCTATATAAAACCCTAGCTTCTGTCCATCATAAGCACC